CCCCATCGGGTTAACTCCGGCAGTTGACCGGTCCATTCATTTGCCTGTTTATGCTCAAAGTAGAGCGTCAGTAAGGAATCGCAAATCTCAGGTAATGAACCTGCAGGACAACGACGTCCTGTCCTTACTAACGAAATGCTGGTTTTCCAGGGGCGGGCCCCAAAAGCCATTGAGTTTCTCCAGGCCGAGTACTAGCCTTCTCTGCTGTCAGGGACGCGAACGTTTGACGAGTTACCCAGCGCACGCACCGCATTGACTCCTTCAGAACCAATTTAACCGCTTCCCCATAGTTGGCGGCCCTTTCGGGTAGTGGGATTGTAAAGCCCTAAATCTGAAGTGAGGTCCGGCAGCGCCGACAGAGACAACGTACTCTTTCTTTTCTTTTTCGTGCATAGCAAGAGATTGTGGAACCTAAGCTAAGAGGGACATAGTCCTCCATTCCCAACCTCAAGAGGCCATCGACGGACTGGGCGCTTGGACGCCACACCGTTCTGCTAGCCAATCTCTTGGTACACGCGAGAAAAAACAACGACAATTGTAGTCCTCCCAGCTACATCGCCCGCTATGCAACTCGGTTAAGACGCCGAAGCAGAAGCGGAAGGAGAAGATCCGACCCTAGGGAGAGGGTTCGGTAGGAAGGGGGCGGGGGAATAGCAGGAATCCATGGGCGCGTGACCCGAAACGAGTGCCGAAGCACAAGAAACGGAGAGTCAGGGTAATCTTTCCGAATGAGAGTCTCATGATCAGAGAGAAGAAGTTGAGGATATTCCTCACTGATCATTTCGTAGAGACTAGTCGGCCATAGAAAACCCCATCTCACACACACGCCCACGAATCGTGTCTGAGGAAGTGGAAAGGAACGCGAATCGTACCGAGCGCGAAAGGACGACCTGTCAATTTTTCGTGTGACAGGCCTAACGCGAACACCGGTCCAATCATCCGTATGTGCCTTTGACAATTTTGCACAAAGAGCCTGGATCGAGCTCAATACGGACGGCAAGGGAGGGAGACCTACAGTTGTCGGAAAAGAACGATCAACTACAGGCAAACCGCGGTCAAGCGGCTTGCCTTCAAATTGAATCTTCTCAACCGAATCTGCAGGGCCATCCCATACCAGTTTCCGAAACCACTTCTTCTTCACGAGGATCTTGCACCACGCCGAAGGAATTGAGGAAAGAGTGAAGCCTCGTAAGGAAATCTCGTAACGCATCAGCACATTGACAATCCATTGCTGGACGCAAGGCTTAAACGAAGAAATTCCTTTGAGGACAGAAGAGAGAATCTCGCCGGGCTCATCTCGAGAAGGCAAAAGAAAAGAGAGAATAGGTTTGGATACAAGACGACGACGGTTGATGTCAAAAGTCTGACTGTTAAGATCAGCCCAATGACGTGAAACCATCGTCTTCTTCTCATTGACGACGAGTCCGTACACGGAGGTAACTTTCCTCCACTCCGCATACATGACAGGGCTGCCCTGGAATAGACAATCATCGCCGTTAAACCTACCCACTCTCCTCTCATACGGGCCGTACGCCCTAACGGCGGCCATATCGTGACATGCTTTGTTAAGAAGGCACAGAAGTGGGAAACTGACCAAATTTCCCATCATACTGCCCCTCATAATCGGGTGTTCCACTCCCGAGCACGATAGCCACCGCAAATTCTCGAAACTACCGACGAGGCACTCTCTCTCCTCATCACTCAACCTCTCATCCTCAGCGATTACCTCTACGATAGCACGGACGGCAGAAAGATAAATGTTATCAGTGGCGGCTTTGTAGTCACCACTAATCACATCTTCCTGACCCGCGTCGCAGACGGCAAGAAAATCCTCCCTGCTAACATCCCCTCGAACGCACCAATCGAAAGAAGTGAGATGATCGTACAGAGCGTTATGAATCGGGCGGAGGCGACGCTTAACCGTCGCACTCTGCATCGTAACCACTCTAAACTTTCCCTTGGTCTTGGCTACGCCACGCCTGACGAGACTGAAGTCACCGTCAAAGCAACAGCTGCAAGTACCTAAGGTACCTCCCTCACCTCTTTTGGTTTCTCTACATCCCTGCTGGTCAGGGACGTACACGTCCGAGGGATTGTAAGGCTCGCGAGCGTCTTTTCGACAACCCGCTAACCTCTTCCCCCACCCCCCAACTAGCACGCGGACATGAGCTTTGAGTTCCTCGACGTGGGCAGAGCATCGAAGCTCACCCTCGAGGTCATACTTGCCAATACTCTCAGCCCATAAATCCCGTGCATCTCCCCGGGCAGAGGGATCACAACGGGAACAGACGCTATCGAAGATCCGTACACAGCTTTTGATAGCCATACGGTACCGCCATCGACGCCTGCCCCCGGGAGTGACACCTTCCGCCCACTTCTCCCACACCTGCCTGACTTGACGGCAGCCCTCGGATTTTGAAAAATCCGGCATCCTAGTGAGACTAAACTCACGAGATAGGATATGGGCTGCTCTGGTCAGCGCCTTAACAAAGGACCCTCCTGCACAGGGGGCGCCTACGTTCTGGCGATCAGCAGAAATACTTTTACGTGACTTCGGCATAGATCG